GACCCTGCCAATTCCGATTATCAACGCTATCTGCGCTGGCTAGAAAACCCAGATGCAGAAGAAAACGGCACAATCTCGTAGGAATATGGCGAAACTTTGCAAAGCTGGCGTTCAACTTCGCGAGCAGATCGATGACGATTATCCTGATCGCGATAGGCGCTCTGATGGTTGGATTGCTGATGCGCGTCATATGGCGAAGGGCAATTCAGACCATATACCGGTCGATGGAATAGTCCGCGCCATAGACGTAGATCGAGACCTCAATGCGCATCCGGAAGAAGCTCACAGCGTTGTTGAGAAGCTGCGCAAATGCGCCAAGAAGGGCGATAAGCGGATCAAATACATCATCTTCGATGGCCGTATCTGCTCAACTATATTGAATTGGAAATGGCGTAAATACAACGGCGCTAATCCTCACCGACATCACTTTCACGTCAGCTTTACAACCTTGGGAGATAATGATGGAAAATGGTTCGACCTCGAAGGAGACAATAATGAACGAGTTAAAGAAGATGGCCGGAACGTGGGCCAAGACGTTCGTAGCAACAGCGTTATCAACCTACCTCTCAGTGGGGCTTCAACCCGACTACATTCTCAATGCAGCACTTGTGAGTGTGTTGCCTTCCGTGATTAACTGGCTTAACCCCAATTACGAGCGTTACGGCAAAGTCAAGTAAATGGATGCAAATACCATCGCTGGCTTTGTCGCGTCAGTCCTTGGATCGATAGCCCTGCTCATCGCAGGGCTTCGGTATATCATCAAATTAGAAAATATCCCGATTGTGTCGCGCCTCGACAAGATGGAGTCTCAGTTAGAATTAGCCCTCTCAAAGAAGGTGGGGGCACGTGGCAACAAGAAAGCGCGTTAAGAAGCCAGTTAAAAAAGTGGCGAAACGTCGCAGAACGACCAAAGAGCCAATCCTTACAAAGATTGATTTCTGGGCAATAGCCGCCAAAGAAGTGTATGAAGCTTGTCGTCGAGCTGGTATGGATGAAGGCACAGCTCTGGCCTTTGCAATGGATCGCAGTTCGTATCCTGATTGGATAGTTGATCCGAAGGATCCCATCAAGAATCCGCTTGATGACTTTGATGAGGATGACGACTAATTTACCTGCGCGAGGTTGAGTTATTCGAGGCGTTAAAGGCCGTTTACCCAGACCTTACGCCAGTATCACCGACCGACAAGCACGACGGAATCACCCACGATGCCTACATCGAGCTTAAATGCCGACGATCTCATTACCCAGACTTATTGATTGAGAAGAAAAAGTGGGATTACTTGGCCGAAATAAGGGCTAGAACGGGTGCTAGAACGCTTTACATCAATTCCACACCACAAGGGGTCTATCAGTTCGATTTAGGGGCTATAAACGAGCCTGAGTGGCAATTAAAGGCACTTCCGGACAAAACTGACTTCACCAGCGTCGGCAAGATTGAGAAACTCTGTGGATTCTTGGATATACGACACTCCGAGCTCCTACTTGTCTAAATAGATTTATCTAAATACATTTATCCCACTAAATCCATTTAGAGGATTTGGAAGGGAGAATAAGTGATAAATAATCCGAAGGTAATTCGATTTGATTCCACCTCGGGTGCTTGGTCTGATGGCTCAAACTACGTTAAAGGCCAAATAATTCGTAGATATGCAATCGAATCCCTAGGTCGTAAATCTGCTCGCGGAAGGCTGAGTAGAGAAGAAATATCGGCATATTGGCTAGATCGATTCGGGGTGAGCGCTGATGTTGAATGAAGGCGTTTTCTTCTGGATTTACTGCATAACGTTATGGATTGGATACCGCGTCTATATCCAAGTAAAAGCCAAGGCTTTTAATGAAGGCTATAAACGAGGACGGAGTAGCATCAATGTCAGAGAGATCGTTAAGTGACTGGCTCTCGGACGCTAGTGACACCCTCCAAGACAGGGGGCTTGAATATGGCGACCCGAGGCACAATCTATTACGCATTTACAAAATCTCGAAGTTGCTCGGTATTCAGCTGCGAGACCCATCTGACGTGGCGCTTGTTTTTATCGCGACCAAACTCAGCAGAATGGTGGAATCTCCAGAGCGCGAAGATTCGTATCTCGATCTCATTGGATATTCCGGAATCCTATCTTTCTGCCGATTTAGTTCACCAGAAGATTGGGACGACGTTGAGTCTGACTCGCAATCATAATCAGCATCAATGGTGCGACTACTGCAAGATGCGCTGGGGTCAATTAAAAGACGGCACTTGGCATTTACGAGCCCAAGTCCCAGCAGTCTGGAAAGTGCAATCAGAGACGCCGCATCGAAGGATGCAGGTGCGCTTTTATTGCCAACAATGCGCAGACGAAGCGCAGAACTGGCCGGATGGAACATTCTGGACACTCAAAGAACAATTACAAGCTGCGATTGATGATTTCGCAGGTAGGGAGCAATTAAATGTCAAATTATCTTGAAGATTACGTTTCCGTGCAGGATCGATTAAAGGAGTTCATTAATGCTTATCCGGATTATCGAATCAAAACACACGTCTTGGAAGAGTCGCTTACGCCTAACTGCGATGTCTATATTGTTAAATGCGAGCTCTACCGGACTGAGGCTGATGCTGCGCCTTGGACGACAGGACTTAGTAGCGAAGGCAAATCAAAACAGTATGCTTTGGAGCTTGCAGAGACGGGTGCTTTGGGACGATCTCTTAATCTTGCTGGATTCTTTGCAAAGCCAAACACTCCACCTAAAAAGCCAATACAGACAACAAAGCCAGAGCTTGCTGAATTCATCAAAGAACAAAGACCAAACGATCCTGAACCGATTGTCTGGGATGTCAGCGCTATTGCGGAGGAATTCGGAGCGGAAGTAGTCGATGAAATTCCGATCTGCAATCACGGCCCGATGATCCTCAAGCAAGGTAACAAGGAAGGCAAGGAATATCGCGGTTGGGTCTGCACCCAACGAAATAAATCAGCTCAATGTCCAGCCAGGTGGATGAAGATTGGGGCAGATGGCAAGTGGGCGTTTCAGAGATGACCGGTGATGCCCACCCTTTCAAATGTGGCCCTTGCAAGAAAGTCACAGTCCACACTTACGTCACTGAATATGACAGTGAAATAAATGAAGGGGAAAAGGTCTGGCTGATGGAATGTCAGAACTGTTTTGAGCAGCGCCTATTTGATCCAGTAGATCGAGTAATTAATCGAGAGGATGAGATAGGTCGCTGCGACCAATGCGGTAATTACAAGATGAAAGCGGCTAAGTGCCGTATATGCCGAATAGCCAGTGGACAAGAACGCATCAAAGAACGCTACTGGAATGGCAATGCCACTTTGGAAAGGTTCATCGATGCCGATATATGAGTTCAAATGCGATAAATGTGATGCCATTACCGATGTGGCACTCGGATTTGAAGCTCCAAAGGAAGTAATCTGTCAGACTTGTGGGGTGGGAATGTGGCGAGTATGGACGCCAACACCGACACACTTCAAGGGAGATGGATGGGCGAGCAAAGAGAAGTAAAGCGCAGAATCCACTCCATTAGGTATATCCGACAAATGATGGAGTGGGGCTTTACTAAAGAATTTATTGCCCGAGATATGGGCATCAGTCTAAGTTCATTAGAAACCAGATTAAGACGAGCAAAAGTTAGGGAGCACAATGGGAATCAAGGAAATAAGCCTAGAGCTGGCCGCAGTCAGCCTGATTGCAGACCAAGCAAAGAAGCGTAAAGATGAACTACGAGCACAACTGCAAGGCTATATGGAGCAGGTGGGCGCTGATCGAGTCAAAGCTGAACTAGCCGACGAAGTCGTTGCCTACATAACGACCACCAAGCCCAAATTCAAGTGGGTAATCAAGTCAGATAGAAAGTTTATTGAGTGGGTCAAAGTCAATGTGCCAAGTGAAATAGTTGAAACAGTACGAGAATCGTCAATTGATGCGATATTGGATAAATTCAATTATGTTGATGAGTTAGTTATTGATCCAAATGGTGAGCCAGTAGATTGGCTGGAAGGTAGTCATTCAGAGCCATATTTGACAACGAAGTTTCACGGAGATGGAAGGGTAAAGCTAAGAGATGCCATAATTGGATTAAATGGCAGACAGGAAATCGATATTTATAGGACGTTGGAACTTGAATAGACTTGACAGAGCCATTACACTCTCGCCAGAGCGCGGGCGCGGAGCTGGCCCTCTAGCGGTGTCGAGGGGGGCCTTTTGTCTTCGCCTGATGGCTACGACGCTAGTTGCAGC